ATAAAGCATTATGATAATAATAGTCATTGTGTAGTAAGCATATAAAGCCGTACTAATCCAGTAAACAGGGTCATAGCTAATAACTACGCGACTGTTTTCTACTCTATACTTCCTAGAAATATAGGACATACAGATAATGACAAAAGCCCCTATTGTATTGGGCATTACTGCGAACCTCATTAAGGTATCAGCCTTAGTATAATCAATAACAGAAGATAGGAAAACACAAGCCACCGTAAATAAGATGGCTTGTGTTCTTTTTATTCCTAATCCTAAAGTATTGGGGGTAATAATTCCTAATAGCAAACCCGTTGCAATAATAGGCTCAAAGTAACTAATCCATATTAGACTAATTCCTTTTAACCCGAAAAAGGTAGTTACTGAAATCTTTAATAACTCATAGCATATAAACACAAAAGCTATAACCCTTTTTTGATTGAATCTTTGACTAAACAAGTAGTAAAGAGAAACCGCGAAAGGTATTATAATTAAACTGTTTATAATATCTACTATTGTAGTTATCACTCTAAGCCGTTAATTGTGTTGTTACAGAACGGAGGGCATGGCCTACCAAATTCAAAAGCCGTTACAATATCGCCCATGTCATTTGATATTACCATAGCCTTACTTGCTTGGCCATCTACTACGACATCTCTAATAGCTAACTCATTACCTATTGATCTGTATTTACTAATCCAATTAGCGACCTCATGAAGTCCAAACCTAACACCCTTTACGGTTGCTTCTGTTTGGTTTTGCGAGTCCTTACATTTGTGAAATTCAGCTACCGACATTTCACGCCCTTTGGGGTTCTTTTGTTCGCTCATAGTTTTTACTTTTTGTTTTTGTTACGCCCAAATATAGGAAAAGGTTACCTAATTTTTTGGTATAGTTCATTTTTTTTAGATAAACTAACCTAATTTTTTGACCATGAAAATAAGTTGTTATAATATTTTGTTGTCTAAATTGTATTTTATTGTTTAGTAACAGTAAAGAGAACAAGAAATGTATTTTTATTCTGTCATAATAGCATCAGTACCTATAATAATGTGTATTATCATTGTGGTAAGAATGAATAAGAAACCCCCTAAAAACCCTCGTCAGTAGATTGGTTTAGTAGTTTATCCGATTGAATAGACGGGGGTTTATTTTATGTTATTGAGTCTTTATCTCTGTATAACTCACCGCTAAACCTACCAGACACTTGAGTATTAGAGGTGTTTGTTGTAGCTTCGCACCAAAATATACTCTTTTCAGAAATAGGAAACGGAACTGGAGGGGATACGTCTAAGTCGTTAGTTCTTTGGGTGTCCATTTTACCCCTATAAACTTCTTGCTTAGTGTTATTAACCGCACTATATACAAAGCCTTTTATTATTATTTCTGGGTTACCACCTCCGCTAGTTTTGATTGCGTTAAAGTGTAACCATTCAGCTAAAAAAACATGGTTTTGAGGCGTAAAGAATATCATTTGTTGAGTAACCCCGTCACCTAGCGGCATTTGTGCCATTTGATAGCCTGACGTTGTAGCTGTTACGTTAATATCCCCCGCGTTTGTCTGACCACTACCAGATAAGAAAACAGCTACCCTATTAATACCTATCCATTGGCTAGACGTTGTTACGGTAGTTGTACCGTTCATTGTTACTACTTCTGTTTGTTCGTCCCAATTTTCATCAACTCCATAAACTACAATAGAATTAACGCCCGTACCACCATCATCATCAGCCGTACTTGTGGAAACTATATCTATCGTTTCTCCTGACGTTATAAATTGATATGTACCACCCCAAGAGGCTATTATTTCTGTTCCAGTATCTATGTCATCATTATGACCAAACTTATTCCAAGTTTGAGCACCTTGCCTTAATCCTAGTGCTACTTCTGCATGAAAGTCGGTAGACCTTACGGCTATTGAATCAAAGTCTTGTGATAATGTAGAATCTAGTGGGGCGTTTAAATCTCCTTTAGTTCCAAATGTTGTTTGTAGTCTTATATATGTTTGGTCGCTCGGACTATCATTTGTAAAAACTACCCTACAATATTTTCTAGTTATTGTAAACCTATGTGGTGGCTCAATTTGGTTTGTTCTATAATATCTAGTAAGCGTTGAATCTTGGTTTGTACCGTCTGGCGAAAACTGAACACTATAAGACCCATATTGGTCAGTCTTTACGGCTACTACTACCGAATTATAGGCACTAACATCTTCCCACGCGCCAGTAAAAACAGATGAAGAGGTTAGCGGTGTTATTGTGCTGTTACCCGTTTCGTTTTCTGATACTACGTTAGCACCTGGAGAGTCTGACGTTTCGCCATCCCCTCCCATTGCATTGTTAAGGTATGATTTAAATGCTACCTCACTAGCAAACGCGTCACCATCTTGATTTTGAAAATCCGTATAAGCTCCTGACGTTATTTTATTGTATAGTGTTTTCGGCTCATCTTCATTGTAGAATTTGAATAATCCAGATACTACCGTATATCTACACTTGTGAGATGGGTATGGTTCGTAGGTTACCCCGTCATCAAATACCGTATTATGTCCTTCCTGAAATATCTTTGTAGCCATTTGTAAACCTATTTAGTAGTTTATCTATAAAGGTAATCATTAAAAAAATCGAATTTTTATTTGATTTATCTTTGAATATGGATTCAATTCTATATAAAAACGGTGGTATATCAGACCTTGACCAAACAAAAGGAATAGTTAAGGGTTATGGCTCAATCTTTGGAAACGTGGATAATGATAATGATGTGATTACCAAAGGAGCATATACTAAAACTATTTCAGAGAATAGAAATAGGATTAAGTATTATAAGCAACATGATATTAAGACCCCTATCGGGTTGTTGGATGAACTTTACGAAGATGAAAAAGGACTAGCGTTTACGGCTCGACTTGCTTTAGAAACTAAAGAGGGTGGTGACGTAATGGAGCAAATTAAATTTGGTTTGATTTCAGAAAATAGCGTAGGAATTAGCGCGGTTAAAAAGCAACAGCGTGAAAAGTTCAGAGAATTAACAGAATTGAAACTATATGAGATTAGCGCGGTATCACTTGCGGCTAATCCATTAGCAACTATTACAGATGCTAAGAGTCAAGAGCAAATAGACTATATATCTAAACGCTTTGACAATTTAGCAAGCATACTAAGAAAGGGCAAAATATCCGATGAATTAGGCTATGCTTTAGAATTTGAATTACTAACCTTAAAAGATACTTTTTTAAATGTCACTAAGCCGTCTAAGGACACTAAGCCGACCGAAGTAACGGAAGAGGAATTATATAAACATTTAATCAAGAATTTAAACCAATAAAAAAATGTCAAAAGAATTGCAAGATGAACTGTTAAAATCAGTTGAAGCAAAGATTACAGACGCGGTTGAAAAGTCAACAGAAGCGTCTAAAGTGAACCTATTAAAAGAGGTTAAAGATTTATACCCAGACTTCACAGAAGCTAAAGCGGCTGAACTAATCGAGAAGTCTAGCGAAGGAATCCAAGATATAATCAAAGGAGTTAATAAGGATATTAACGATAGATTAGATCAAATGGAAGTAAACGCTAAGAAAGCGGCTAAAGATGGTTTCAAGCCTGTAACAATGGATGAGGCTATTAGCAAGGCATTAGAGGAGAATATCGAGTCTTTGAAGTTAATGAAGAACGGATCTAAGTCAGAAGCTAAAGGAGCTGGATTTGATTTTGAAGTTAAGGCGGCTGGAACTATGACAAGTTCTAACATCTCTGGCGGTAATGTACCAGTAGAAGATAGAATTGAAGGTCTTAATATTGTTCCATCAAGACAAGTAAGATTCTTAGATACGTTGGAAAGACGCTCTACTGACTCTAATATTGTTTCTTGGACTTACCAGGCGAACAAGGACGGTTCAGCTGGTCAGACGGCAGAAGGGTCGGCAAAAAATCAGATTGACTTTGATATCGTTGTAGCTTCACAAGCTGTTAAGAAAACAACTGCATATATCAAGGTATCGACAGAAATGTTAGACGATATTTCTTGGATGCGTTCAGAGATTAACGGTGAATTGACTAGAGAGTTAATGAAAGCCGTTGAGCAAATGGCATGGGATGGTGACAATACAGGACAAGAGTTGAACGGTGTTACTAATACCGCTACCGCTTTTGCCGCTGGTACGTTTGCCAATGCTGTTGACAACGCTAACGAGATTGACGTTTTATGCGTAGCTATTAATCAAATTAAGATTGCGGATCAGGAGTTTAACAGGGGTATTATATTTATGCACCCTTCCGATGTTACTAGCTTGAAACTTGTAAAAGTATCTAGTACCGATAAGCGTTATGTTGAAAGACTATATGAAAGTGCTGGTATGTTGTCAGTAGATGGTACACCAATCGTAGAATCTACTTTGGTAACACAAGGAACTTACCTAGTAGGTGACATGAGCAAAGCGTTCTTAGTACAGAAAGCTGGATTTAGAATTGACATTGGTTTAGATGCTGATGACTTTACTAAAAACCTTAGAACTGTATTGGCAGAATGGAGAGGGTTGACTTTCGTTAAGAACAACGATAGAACAGCCTTTGTAACTGGTACTTTCGCT